GCGATTGAGGCAAGAGTTGCGCTACTGATGCCAACATAGTCAGTCGATTGCCATTTCAAAACCTTCATAGCCAAATCTGACATTTCTTGTCTCCAATAAAAAACCGCCATCAGGCGGCTTGGTGTTCTTTCAGTTCTTCAATTCGAATATTGGTTACTTCTGCATGTGCTATCTGCGCCCATATCATCCAGTGGTCATAGCAGTCATTGATATTCTCCGCTTCGATAACTCTGTTGAATGGTTCTCCATTCCATTCACCTGTGAATTTGAATTTCATTAAGTTTCACCTGTAAAAAAAGGAGCCGAAGCTCCTTTGATATTAAAATTCGAATTGTCTCGCCCGAAGGCTTTTTAACATTGGTCTTGCCCGTTCGAAAATGGCGCTTGTCTGGTCAATTCGTGTTGCCTCCCTGAGCAATGCGTCTCTGTTTTTCGTCACCGTGTAGAAAGTCTCAAACGCGATGTCATACAGCTTGCTCGCGTATGATGAGTTCAGTTCCTTCAATATCGGATACAGGCGTTTGCTGATGTCCTGTGCTTTCTCCATCTGTACCTGCATGTAGCAGAGGAGGATGATTTCCTCGTCTGTGAATTGCTGTGCTGGTTGCATGCTGCGAAGTTTCTTTTCGCACTCGATGAAGTATCGGCGTATCTGGCGGCCTTTTTCGTTACGCTCAACCATCGCCAGTTCTTTGGCTGTGTCGAGAGTTAGGTGGTAGTCCTTGCTACGGCGATCACCTCCTCGCCCTTTGGTTTGCCCATTTTGGCAAATCAAAATATAGTCCTGGCTTTCAACGAATCCATATTCAGCAATGCGTTCTTTAACCCAGTGCGCGAACATTCTGCCCACACCAAGAAAAGAGTGTAGATCACGAGCGTTAACTAGAAGAATTGTTTCGTTGTCGATAGTGCCGTTGAATACGGGGATGAGTTGACTGGTCATGATGACCTCCTTTGAAGTTTTAGTTAGCAATCACCAGTTAGTGGCTGGTGATCGGGTGTCAACTAGAGCCTTCAAAGATGCTCCGGGCATATTCCCCTTGCGGGTATTGTATTACGCCTCTCCACCCGACCTTTGTACGGATGTGACTATGCCAAATTGCAGGCATAAAAAAGCCGCAAAGCTATCGGGTGCGGATGACCGCTTTGAAGTTCTAGTGCGGTCAGTATGCGATAGCTCTGGCGGATTTGTCAAATCATGTAGGCCTTATCTTGCTGTAAGCCGCGCCATTCGGGCTTTTCCCCAGATTTGGGGGAAACTATCTGCGAAGTATTCACCTTTAACGGCAAGTTGCAGGTTAGCCACGACCTTCCTCCTTTGGCTTGTGAATTTGTATCGTCATGTCGCTTTGAGTGGTGACTACAATGATAGAACCAGGCTGAAGGCTGTTAAGATTGAATGCTTCGTAAAACGAATCCAAGGCCAGCGCTTTTTTATTCTTTCGGTTCCACCAACGCCATCCCTTGCTACAGGCTACACTGACAATCCACTGTCCACTCCTATAAGCCAAATAAAACCAGATGAGCAAAACCTGAAGGAATGCTATCCAGTCAATAATCGTATATTTCGCGAAGGAGTCCATCAATTAACCTCCTGCGGCGGTTCTGGTAGCGGCATCCAGTGAGTTGCTTGCTCAATACCATTACCCGGCTTAATCGTTGCATCTCCGCGCCGAAAGGTGCTTCCGGTATAGCGTGCGGAGCATATTAGCGGTTCAACCAGAGAGCTATCGAAATTCACCGAAATAAGCACGTTCTGGCCCTTTTCAGGCATTCGATCACTACAGCTTATCCAACTATCCGGAGTTACCGGAGAGTTACCAGCCTCATAAGCGGATTTCATCCAGTGCGTAAGCGTTTCGATGCTTACACATCCGCAATCAACGTCTATTTTTTCTTTTTGTTCTGACAACCATTCCTGGAATGACAGCTTGGCAGTCTGGCTTGCTGGATCAATTCGTGGCAGGCCGATATATAGTGGTACATTTCCCGGCTCCATCGAATTGTCGGGACAAATAAACGTGTTACAACCATATTTAACGAGCTCAATTCCCACTGTGTCGATAGTGGCGAATGGTTCAGTGGTCAATGCAGTCAACGCAATTTCATAAGCACGGCGCTCAATATTATCTCGCACGTCCAGGCTGCCGATTCGCTCTTTGATTTCTTTAATCATTTCTTTGTCGGTGAACGTTGTCATGTGTTAGTCCTTATCCACTTCAACGCCATCTTTCAGCGTGATGCCGTGCCAATCATCAGCCCAACTGGTTAACCCAGGCGCATCAATGCTAGGCATATAGACGCTTGCAGTGTGGTAGCCCTTATCGTTATCAATGCTGGCAACGTGCTCGCCGTTGTATGCGCTCAGCGTGTCTAGGACACTATAAAACTTTCCTCCGGCTGCCCTGAAATCCTTTACAGCCTTCACAAGACGATTCCACGCTTTTTCCTGTTCTGGCGTCAGGTCGATTAATTCCTGCAAAGTTGCCATTTCAGTTTTCCTTATATGGGTTAATTTTATTGTGCAGTGTGTTGAACGACGCCCATACCACGTCGTTATACAACTCAATAACTAGCTCAATTATTTTCCCGATTGCCCAGACAAAAATTAGCGGGGATATCGGTGTCATCAACACGATAAACAGAATGAGAAACAAAAATTCTGTCGCTCTACTTTTTCGCGGATATTCTTTTCTGAATAATGTAGGCACATCACTCTCCTTTGTTGCTCCTCAAAATTTTATGCCCTGGCGCAAAAGCACGCGTTTTGTCTTTGTTTATTCGCCAGCCATCCTTGCGCGCCTCTTTTGCACAGCCAGCCCATGACGTACCGATATACTCACCGAAATCTGGCGTTTGATATTTACCATTTGTACACTGGCGACAATCACAGTAGAGATGCATGGTGTAACTTGCGGCAATAGCCATATCCCCCTCCTTTACCCTGAAGCATGGCGTCGCTCCGCTCTATACCATCCAGCGCGATTCGCAGTGCCTGAATTGTGGTAGTGCTATCGTTTGGGGCTATTCCATATCGCTCGAATACAGCTAAATGGTTGCGCATAATCTCAGGCGTAAGCTCTTTGTAAGCATAAGCAAGAGGCTCTGATGCATTATCCGGCACAACCGACGCAGGCGCGGCAGCATAAACAGGAATAACGTCCGCTTGCTCTTTATTGCTTTCATCCGTTAAAGCCCAGAATAATTTCCCGGCCGGATGTTTGAAAATATAAGCAACTGGTTCTGCACTATCAGCTTCGCGCCGCTTCTGTAGCTCTGCTGCCATCGCTCTCACGACTTCAACTGGTGCCCTTGCAGCAAACTCCATGTTGGTGATCAGCTCATTAAGAAATTGCTCGCTGGGATACTGTTTCTTATCGGTTATAGTGGTCATATCACTCTCCTTTGATGCGAATGCCAGCAAGCCAGTTTCTTATGCCGATATATTCAGCGTTCCTGAAACCGCTTTTTACATATATAAATGGCAATCGAAGATTGTGACCATTGACTGCTAGGTAATCTTTACAACCCTGTTCGGTGAAACAGCAGGTAACGAATTCATCAATATCTTTCACAGCAACGCGCCGCCATTTTTCTGGTGGCTCCCGAAAGTTTTCATGAAGTAGCTCGAGACGACGACTATGGAGTTTATTGGCTTCATTGCCATCTTCATCAACCCAGACAATCCGGTCATAGTCATAATCAGCATCAACAACGATTTCGCGCTTTTGATACACACAAAACATGGGATCTGACGTTATTCGATTGTCCTGTGTTCGAATATTTTCACCGATGATGCCAAACGAATCTGGTGCAGATTTTGTCTGCATCTCTTCGATACGTTCAGCCATCGCAGCACACTCTTCAAAGTTGCTTAATGCTTTTCGCTCCCATTCGGCGCATTGTTTTTCCAGTTCTGCTATGTGCTTACTTCCATCCGAGATAACGCCCTCGTAATACTCACGCTGCTCGTTGAGTTTTGATTTTGCTGCTTCAAGCTCAACGCGCAGCTTCCCTACCGTTAGCGCAATATCCTCGTTCTCCTGGTCGCGGCGTTTGAT